ATACACAAGAGGTGGTACCACAACGTCAACCGCTGTCGTCATTACTTCAGCCTGCACTAACACCACTACCACCGGAAGCATAATATAAATGGCACAGTTTTTTTACGATAATCAGATTAGAAGGTTCTTGGTGCAATTTGCTAAAATTTTTAGCAACTGGTATGTAACTAAAGGCAAAGACCCTAATGGAAACGATATCTTAATTCGTGTGCCAATTATGTATGGTGATAGTAGCAGGCAAGCAAGTACTATTATTGCTAATAACAGTGCAAGTAATTTGCCATCTGCACCCCTAATTACCTACTATATTAGCGGATTAGAATACGATCAACGTAGAACACAAGACCCTACCTTCATTGATAAGGTTAACATAAGACAACGTGCATATGACAGTGAAACTCAAACATATGAACAAACACAGGGACAAGCATTTACTATTGAACGATTGATGCCTGTTCCTTATACTCTTCGTATGACGGTAGATTTTTGGACTACAAACTATAATCAGAAGTTAGAAATTATTGAACAGTTAGGCACATTGTTCAATCCTGCACTTGAAATTCAAAGCACTGATAACTTTGTTGACTGGACTTCATTGAGTGCAGTATTTCAAGATGGATTGACATTCTCTAGCAGAAGTATTCCACAGGGTACCGGCAATCCTATTGATGTATTGACATGGAAGTTTTACATGCCTATCTGGATTACTACATCAAGTAAACTTAAGAAGTTGGGCGTTATTCAAAAGATTATTGCAAGTATCTATAAAGGTACCGCATATCAAGACGTACAAGATGATGATTTACTATTAGGTACTCGTCAAAAGATTACACCATATGGATATAAGTTATTATTAGTTGGTAACAGACTTCAATTACTACCTGCTAATGAAGCATTCTATCCACCTAATACTAATTTAAACAATCCCGATAGTCCTAATACTTCGTTGTATTGGACAAGTTTGTTAAACGTGTATGGTAAAGTAAAGCCGGGTATCAGTCAAATTTGGTTACAGAATCCATATATGGAAGATGACATTGTAGGTACAATTGTTCCTGATCCATTAGATGATAGATTCTTAATTTATAGCATTGATCCTGATACATTGCCTCAAAATACATTAGCGCCCGTTAATAGTGTTATCAATCCACAATTACAGGGACCGAATGCAGGTTTGCCAGGTCCTACTCCGGGTGTAAGATATCTCATAGTAGAAGATATTGGTTCAGACGGAACTAGTACAGTTGCTTGGGGAAGTTTAATTGCAAACGCAAACGATATTGTAGAATATGATGCAACTGAGGCTGAATGGTTTGTTGCATTCGACAGTCAAAATGCAACTGAGGTTGAGTTCGTAACTAATCTAACTACTACTATCCAGTATCGATATGTTGATGCTGATGGTATGTGGATGAAATCATACGAAGGATGGTATGATCAGGGCGATTATAGCGTTGTAATTTGATATGACCAACGCGGCCGGTGTATTCTTCTATAGTTCTTCAACTAATAGATATCTATACTTACTAAGATCAGATAAGAACAACACCACTTGGAGTATCCCAGGAGGTAAAGTTGAGAAGGGTGAAACTTTACTTGAAGGTGTTGAAAGAGAATGTGTTGAAGAAATGGGTTTCTTTGACCCTGAGATGAAATTGATACCTATTCAGAAGTTTACAAATGGTAACTTTGTGTATAACACGTTCTTCTGTCAAGTAAAAGAAGAATTCATTCCAGTATTAAATGATGAGCATTTGGGATATGCTTGGGTTGAGCATGGACTATATCCTAAACCATTGCACCCAGGATTGTTTTCTACTGTGAATATTGATATTGTTATTGAGAAATTAGAAGCACTGATAAAATAATAGGGGCCGTAGCCCCTATTATTAAATTCCTAATAGTTTACTTAATGCGGGCCACCCAAGTGCCCCGGCTAAGATTCCAGCCCCCATGAGCATCCAGCGCCATTTTTCTAGCGCATTAACTTTTTTGTTAACTTCACCATGCTGTCTTGTATTTTCCGTTTGGAAATCTCTAATCATAGCATGAGTTGTTTCCATATGAGTATCGATGTGGTCACGAAGTTCCTTCAGGCCAGTTTTCAAATCACCAACTTTTTCGTCGAGGTTTTGATACTGGACCTGAAGGACAGCAATCTCTGTTTCGGGTTGTTTCTGAACAGAGAGTGCCATTTATTATGCGCCGTTAATCGTAACGATTGGGTTCGGCTGACCATTGTCTACGTTCGCAACAGCGGCTGTGTTGAATGTAGCAATGATATCAGGATTGACGTTAGCCAATACAGCAAGACCTGTACCTGAACCGGTACCTGTTGCAGTGAATGTAACGCCTGTCATGTTAGACATAGCACCAACTGAAGTCCAGTTTGTTGTACCTGTACTATAGATAGTGTATACTGTACCTGCTGATAGTGAACCTGCCGCAACAGTTGCTGGGAACACTTCACTGTTGTAGTCATTAATACTTGAAACAAACTGTGTGCCTGAAGCCGCATTAGTTCCAATGATAGACATTGTGTTTGGAGTCAACGCTGTATTGGCAACGTTAGCAGTGAAACATTGTGCTGTTAGACCAGTTGTTGCACCTGTTACTAAGTACTTTGTCTTGCCCTTTTGACGAACAATGAAGCCTGCTTCTGGAGTTGCGTAGATGAATGCAGAACCTGATGCCGCCACCTCCGCATTTGCAACTAGTTCAACTACATCTTGTTGAGCGTCTGGAGTACCAGTAGCATTAGACAAGTCAACTTCTGCACCACCCAATGTTGTTGAAACAGTGAATGCAGATGCGTTAGCAATTGCTTTAACAAAATAAATTTGACCAGAGACTAAGCCGCCCAAATTAGCAGTAAATCTTACTGTACCGTTAGCAAGCAATGTTTGAGCATTACCTGAAGTACCAATGATGTTACCTGTATTTTGTGTGTTAGCAACAGCAACAGTTGTTAAACCTGGAACTGTATTTGCAAAACCTAGAGTAGTATAATCAGTTGTTGTACCATTAATGTTTGCACTTGCAACTTGAATTACAGAACCTACACTTAGTGCGTTTGCCAAATCAGTACCAATACCAGTTACATACGCGGTATCAGTAGCAGAATACAATGTACCTGTACCATTTTGACCAATTGCTACGTTAGCAAGAACTTGACTACCGTAGATTGCAGTGTTACCACCGACAACACCATATGTGTTAGCGTTAGTTGCTGGGTAGCCTACGCCACCGAGTGGGTTGTTAAAGTATGCATCAACTACACCAACTGACAACGCTGATGCTGTTGTACCAGTTGTCAATGTAACTGGTGTATATGTTGGGTTAGCATTTAGTGGAGTTGCAGAAACAGTGAATGTTGATGCACCAGTGACTGCTAGAATATAGAATGTTGTACCAGCAATTAAGTTTGTACCAGTTGTAACGCTAGGTATAAAAGGCATACCAGCAATAACACCTAATGTGCTTAAAGTTTGAGAAACTGTTACGATATTTGTTGTTGCAGTAGTATTAGTTACTGTCAAGACCGCTTGGGCCTTTGCGATTTTTAGTGGACGTCCCATTTGTTTTTTCCTTAATGTTATGAGCGAGTTCTAGTCGCTACGCAGTGGGTACTGCATAAACTCTCACCATGAGAGCGTACAAACTATTTATCTTTATTACGTAAAAATTAAGATTTGGGTCCGCCATTTACAGGTGTTGCTGCCACGCCCGTTGTGCCACTGTTAGCATGTGGAGCACCAAGTTCTGTAATAGTAAATGGTGCAGATGTAACACCTGATACTTCTTTAAATGATACTACGTTACCTTGACCTACGATAATGCTGTTATTAACTGTGTTAGCAGGAATAATCGTGCTATTAGCAGTAGCAACAGTATAGGCTACTCCATATGGGTTATAACGTGCTGTTGCACCACTAATTGCAACGGCTGAATTAGCAGTCAATGTCAAACTTGTATTGTTAGCAATTGCTTGTACAATACCTGCTGTACTTCCTGCTGTATTACCAATCCAGGCCCCAACATTAAGTTCCGATAAGAATAATGTACCAGACCCTGTTACTGTTGTAGTATTAGTAGCCGCAGTAATTGTACCAGTTAATGCAACGTTGGGAAAACTAGTTGTATATTGAATAGCACTAGTAGTCGCTATTTGTACTTTATCCGTAGCAATGTTTCCCGATGTTGCTACTGCTGAACTTGCTGTATATGCGTATGATGCCATTATCTTTATTCCTCGTTATCTTTATAGTCTGCCGACTGCTACTTCGATGACGCCTTCGACGCCTTCAAAGTTTTCTAATGCTTTACCAATAACTGTACCCATTAATGGGTTATGATCTGGTCTTGCGAATCCGTCACCAGCAGAAATAAGCATATCACCTTTGTGAATTGTGCCACGTACTTTTACTGATGTTCTACCTTGAAGTGCTACTGCAACTGCAATACCAGGACACATAGCATTCATAACATAAGCAGGGTTTGTGGTTACTACACCGGCAACTCTTCGTGTGCCGTCTGTTGCTAAAGTAATTTCTTTCTCACCACCAAACTCCATAACGGTGCCAGGTTCGTATGAAACATCAGCCTCATAATATTCTGCCAAGTCAGCATATGTTGATTGTAATTTTGATCCGGCTGATAATACCCAGTTACCTGTGATAGTACCTAATGTAGTATTTGCGCCTGTACTTAATGTAGTTAATGCGCCTAATGTTGTAATGTTATTCTGAGTTGCACCAATAACAGTTGTTGCATTAGCAACGGTGCCAGTAACATTAGCACCAGTAAGTGCTGTCAATGAACTGCCTGTACCTGTTACTAATAGATAACTTGCTGCCGCTGTACCACCTAAAAACGCTGAGTTATTTGCATTGGCAACAGTTCCTGAAACATTAGCGGCTGCTACTGCGTTTGCAGTTGTTGCGAATGATACTGCACCACTTACGTTTGCACCTGCTACTGCATTTGCTGTTGTTGCAAATGATACTGCACCACTTACGTTTGCACCTGCTACTGCATTTGCTGTTGTTGCGAATGCAACAGCACCTGTGACATTTGATCCTGCTACTGCATTTGCTGTTGCCGCAAATGATACTTGTCCAGTAACGTTTGCACCAGCAATGTTGGTTAAGTTTGCGCCTGAACCTGCATATAAAGTAGCAGTTAATGTTCCTGTAGTCTTGTCATATACAAGACCTGAACTGCCTGCTAATGCACCTGCATCATTAAATTGTACTTGAGTATTGACACCACCGGGCGTAGAGTTTCCAACACTAACACTATTAATGTTTGTGCCTCCACCTGTAACAGCGGCATATCCTGCAACTGCGGAAGTAAATGTCATTGTTAACGCATTAGCGTTAGTATAACTAATAGTTGGGTAATCATAACGACCGGTATATGAATTGCCGTTAGCATCAATTGCTTCAACTGTTACATATTGTCTGTTAAGATTGTGTGTGACTGTCCAAATGGTGTTAGCAGAACTTTGAGTATGCAAGAAGTATCCACCGTTTGGATCAGTCCAACTTAGGTTACCTGCACCATCAGTCTGTAAAAGTTGATTAGCATTACCACCACTGATATAAACATTTCCAACAGAGTTAAGATTGCTTTCACCAGAGACATTTAATGTCGCAACACCTAACGTACCTGAGTTAGCATATAAGTTACCTGCTGTTACGTTTCCTGTTGCAACTACTGCACCACCGGTTGTTAAGTTACCACCAGTAACATTACCTGTCGCAACTACTGCACCACCGGTTGTTAAGTTGCCACCAGTAACATTACCTGTTGCAACGATCAATCCAGCAGTACCTAAATTACCTACGTTAGCATTACCACTAGCATTTAGTGTACCTGCAACGTTTACGCCTGTACTAGTTATAACTAATTCAGTTGTTCCACCTGCGGCAGTAACACTGACATTACCGTTAGCAGTAATAGTGATATTACTATTACCATTTTGTAATAGTCCACTATTGATAGTAGTAATATTACCTGTTGTAATAACTGCGGTAGTTGTGCCAATATTACCAACGTTAGCATTACCGACAACATTTAACAATGCTGTTGTTAAGTTACCTGTCAATGCATTGAATGATATTGCATTGTTTGCAAATTGTGCAACGTTTCCTGTTAAACTATTAGTTAGTACAGGATAGAATGTGCCAGTAGTTGCTGTTGTAATATTAGTAAAGTCAGTAACATTAGAATAGGCAACGTTTAAGTTTGCAACACGTGTGGTTGATGCTACTTGGATAGGCGTTGTACCAGTTGCAATATTAGAGATAAAGCGAGTTGCTGTTGCAACACCAGTTGCATTTAAATTGCTTACGTTAGCATTACCAATAACTGTTAATAATTTAGGTCCTGATACGGGGGCAAAATCAAATGTGAAGTCTGCATCACCATCTAATAGATTATTATTATTAATCTGCACAGTTGTATTAGAACCTGCCGCAGCCGCTGAGCCAGCACCACCTACAGCCGAAACAACTCTACCACCTGTAGCATACATGTTTGCAGTAAGTACCGTAGTCTGCAATGATTGTGTATTGCCGGCGACTCCGTTCGCTAATAACTCATTAGAAACTGTTACTTCAGTACTGCTTGGTTTAGTCTTAATGTAATAAGGTGTATTATTTAAGAGACCACTTGTACTTAAACTTCCCAAAAACATAACTTCTTGGTTTACTGTGAACAAGGTCGAATCACCCACTGTAACTACATTGGTAGCAACAGTGGTATTGCTGACACTAGTATAGGCATAGTTACCGTATCCAGTTGAGTTAACCGTAACCGTAAGACCTGGATCAGAATACAATGAAAAAGTATTTGAAGTCAGGATGTTAACGTAATAAGTATTACCATTTAACTGGGTCATACCCACAGCATCAGTAATTGTGATTTCTGCGGCTTCGGTAAAGAAGTTGTCTTGAGTAGTTGTTATAACTGCAGGATTTGCTTTTGTTACATTTTCAATGTATGCAATAATAGTTGACTTAGGAGTCCAACTTAAATTACCTAAACCATCAGTTTCAAGTACATAACCAATTGCACCACCTTCAATTTTGACATTACCTACATTACCTAAATTAAGTAATCCACCGGCGTTTCCACCTCTGTTTACCCAATTGGTACCATCATATGCAAGTACTTGACCATCATCTACTGTAAGTGGATTGATGTTTAAGTTACCAACACTACCTTCGATCTGATCAAAACTAATCTGGGAATACCCAGTTAATACTTCAATGTTCTCGTTAGGAGTGGTTTTGCCAATAAAGAGGCGTCTATTGTCAGACGCCCAGCCAAATTCGGCTTCGTCTAACTGAGGCAGGTCTACTAAGTTACCTGACCTTTGTTGAATTTTTGATATCTGTAGAATTGACATAAGTGTAATCTTTACCCATCCGATTACACTTATTTATGCTTTTATCAAACGAACTTGGTGTAGTATTTCTCTAGTCGCTCAAACCACAGACTAGTGTACTTGTCGAATTCATTACCTTCAACAATGAATTCCTGATAGAGATTATCAGCAGAACACATGAAAATAACGCCCTTGCGAATGTTAGTTCCCCAAACTTCGTTGTGTGCAGTAGCGTAGGCTACTGTTTGAACAAAGTAGTCTTCAATCCATTCACGCTTTTTGGGCTTATTAGTTTGCTTATGGTCCATAATGGCTTCGTCACCATTATGTACTCCAACTAAGTCTGTGGTCCCAGCATAAACTTCAGGAAAATATAAAGATACTTCCGTGCCCCAGAACTCGGTGCAGTTGGATAATCCTTGAGATATGATTGAATGCGCCATCGTATGTGATTGCTTGCTATACGGATTGCTTCCGGGCTCACCTGTTTCTCCTGTCTTTACATAGTTCTCAAGCCATTTATGCATTCGTGTTCCACGACCTGCGGCTTCAGTAGTAATTTGTTGAGCCTTTTCGACTCCAACACGTTTGCGCCATTCATGAAGGGCTTTCTTAGATTCTTCTGATTTTGTCGCATCTAAAATTGTAGTGACACTAGGAACTTTAAATCCATCTGGAGTTATATATTTGCGAGAGCCATCAATTGTTTCTCTTTTTAATTCTACGTAGTTAAATTTATTTTCTAAGGCCATAATAATAATTTAATCCCATTTCGTGTTTGTACCATTGGTTTGTTTGTTCAAAAAGTTTTTTATGTGATACTGGAAAATCTTTTAGTGATAAAAATTTAGCATCTTTAATTGGAATAATTTTTTCGTGTCTTTTAAGTAATTGCTTATAAATGTAATCTGCTAACGCTATTTGTGCGTCAGGTCCATCATGACCTTTGTCCATTGCTTTAGGATAACCAACAGTAATATCACAAAAATTTTGTAATTTATTACTATCCATATTAATGTATTTGTTAAGTTCAGGATAATTTAATTTAATGTATAATGCAGTTTCTTCAGACTTATCAGGAATATAATCAGAAGTTATATAGGGAATATTGTGTGCTTTAAACAAATTAATAATTGAAGCCCATAGCCTAAGTTTTCGTTCTTGTGATTTATATACACCGATATCGTTCATTTGTTCATAGACTGCTTTATCTACAAGATTTTTTTCATCACCGACCATTAATCCATGATAATCATTGATTTCTTCTAATCCAAATCCACTATTTTGGTCATATTCAGCAAAGTATTCTTCTCTACGAATACTTTGAGACATTGCAACTACGAATAAAGGTTTAGAATTAGTAGGTAAATTTTTATAAAAATAGTTGTAAGTTCTACGTGCAATGCCATCATTGGATGATCCTGGCTCTCCTAAATTTACTACAGGAACTCCTAATTTATTTGCTAGTAGTCTAGGCCACCCTTGGTTAGGCGGATCATATAAGGCCTGACAGTAAGTAAAACTACAACCAACAGTAACTAAATGCGTAATTTCAATTGTCATTTAGATTCTAAAACTTTCCCCGCAACCGCAATGATCTTTTGCATTAGGATTTACAAATTCAAATCCTTCGTTAAGACCATTTTTCTTAAAGTCAATGTTCATTCCTATTAGATAAACACTTGATTTTTTATCTACATACACATTAAATCCATCTTGTGGATAAAGCAAATCAGTTTCAATAGGGTTATCTACGTATTCTAGTACATAAGCCAAACCGGAACAGCCTGTAGTCTTGACACCTATTCTAATGCCAAGACCCGAGCCGCGCTTTGCGAGGTGCTTTGTTATTTTAGTATGTGCTTCGTTTGTTAGCGTAATCATGCAAATATTTATATCCTATACTCAGTATACAATTACTATTAGAAATTGTCAACTACTATGGACAATTATTTCATTGCATTTTTAGCCATTTGTGAGACTACTTTTTGATTTTCGTCTTTAGGAGGAGTTGCAGTTGTAGATTGTCCTTTAAAGACAACCTTATCACCTTGAATATTTTGAATAAGTGAGTTAAGAGGAGGTTGTTTAATCATGTTATAAAGGTCTTGTGCATCCAAAATAACATCATACTCACGAAAATAATCAATTAGGTCATCCAAAGAATATTCCGTTGGGATTTCACCATCTTCTAAATCTTGTTCTAATTGATTAGTAAGTGCAACTATTTTTGAAACAGTTGCACTATTCTCGTCAAACTCATAGAGGCGCATTATTACCTCTTTGCTCTGCCTACAGCCAAATTTGCTTCTGGTTCATCGTCATCCATTGGGATGTCCATATCAGTTGGCATTTCTGCGTCAACATCAATGTCAGCATCAATATCAACTTCTTCACCACCGACTGGCATGTCAGTTGGAGCAAACGCATCTGCGCCTGCTTGACCAGTTAGTCCACCCAACGCACCTTGAAGTGAAGTCTTCGCTTCTAATAGTGCGGCATTAAGAGCAGTTAAAGTATCGCCGGCTTGTTGATTGAATGTTGCACTTTCGTTAACGCCAATCTCAGATTGAATTGAATCTACTAGAGCAGGAAGTTCTTTAACAAGCATGTCGTTAACATCTTCATAATACTTCTGAATTGAATCAACCATGTCTTGTGCGGCAAGAATAACTTGTGACTTCTCTACTTCTTCGTTTTCAAAAACGATACGAGGAGAAGGACGTTTTTGTAACTGTGCATAGTGAGTTGAGAGTGCTTGCTCCATAAATACTAGTTTCATGTATGCAGGATTGTTCTGATTTCTATAGAAATCAGATGCACTTCTTGACTCTTTAATAAGGCCATGAACCTTATTAAGCATAGTCTTTGTTTTGCTCTTATCCATTGAAGAAACATCGAAATTTAATTCGAAATTTTCTTTTAATGCTTTAGTAGCATAATTTTGTTTGTCTAAATCGTTGAGTCTCATATGGCTATTCTTCCGTTTTGATTATGTATTTATCTCAGTCTATTAAAAATAGGCTGTTTCTTCTGGCTGAAACGATGTGCCTGAAGCGTCTTAGATGTATTTATATATGAATTAATTTCGGTTAACATCAACTTTTTCTTAAGAGCATCCTCTTGAAGTTTAATGATATAAATCCATTTATTATCAGAATCGTTTGCTTTAGTAACCATACGCTTATGTATAGTAATGTCAAAGTCAATACTGGCAATTTTTAAATCTAATTCCTTGACCCGGTTGGCTTCTCGGTATTGTTTTACAATATCAAACGTACACCAAGTTACTGCATTTTTAACAGTTACAAAAAGATGTTCGTCCGCAAATGGTTTCATGGTTACTTTATAATAACCATCACTGGTAGACGTAATTACATATTTACCAAATAACTCATATACACCATTTTCCTGATAAACTATAACACTTTTTAGTTCATCAGTTAATTCACGCTTGACAAATTGTTCAAACTTAACAGCGGCTGATTTGTTCATAATACCTCAAAATGAATGTTTTTTAAGTCCGGAGTCGTGTCTAGGAAAACCGGAGTTTTTTGATATTGTGAGGGACAAACTATCATGGGTACACCCTCGCAATCTTTATATAATGCCCCTAATGGATTAAGAGCATTTTCGAATACACTTGTATGTTGTACTTCAAATTCAAACTTCCAACATGTGTGTGTTTTACCTTCTTCTTGATCGTAGAGAAATCCAAACTTGTCAAATTCGTTAAAATTAATTTGTACAACATATGGTACTTTAATAAGTTCGGGCTGTGAACGTAATGAGATAACTTGTAATATTGTATCAAAATTGCATTGTGTGTTGCGTTTTTGTAGCCAACCCTCAACATCTAGACTTTCAGGTCTAGAGCGGTTCATTACTCCTGTCTGAGTAATGTCGAAAAGAGTATAACAACATAAACGATGCATGTACTTATTTAGAGCCAATAAAAAACCCGGAGAATTTAAATCCCCCGGGTCTTTGTAGATAACTTAACTAACTATTAGTTAGTGAAAGTTGCTGAGGCTGCTACAGTTACAGCGTTAGCCCAAGCGGGACCTGGATCTGCTTCAA